GTTCAACGTTTGCTTGTAATGTATCAACATTACCTACTGAGAAGTCAGGAACTAAAACTGCACCTGTACCTGATCCTGAAGTATCAACGATCTCGATGTTTGCATTAGTATATCCAATACCAGCATCATCGATACTATAACCGACGATCTCACCACCAGTACCAAGAATTGCTGTTGCTGTTGCATTTCCAGATGTATGTGTTAGCGTATGCGATGAACCAACTCCGTCTGTCAGATTAATGTAAGTTCCGTTTGTAGCATTTATTGCTGACGTGGCGAGTCTAAATGAATCATTATTGATTTTAATAACATAATAGGTATTTCCATCTGTAAGATTACCAATTGATGTACCTCCTCCATTATTATAAACAACTTCATCTCCAGTTACTAATCTATGACCAGTGTAACTAATAGTTTCAGTAACATCATTCAGATCAGTTGCTGCATTAAAAGTAATTTTTGGATTCGTTATTGTTACTAATGGAACAGAAGTATAACCATTTCCTGGATTAGTAACGCTAATAAGAGTTACCTTACCTCCATCTATAGAAACTACAGCTTCAGCTTGTATTCCTGAACCAGGAGCATCAATTGTAATATCTGGTACTTCAACATATTTTGAACCAGTTAAACCAATAGATACTGAATATAAACTATCAATTCCAGGAGAAATAACTAATGATATTTCTGCCTCAGTTTTTACAATAACTGGAGTTAATATAGCATCTCTACCTAAATATGTTAATTTTGCTGAACCATTTGTTACCTCACCAGTTGTGTGAGTTGGACCTGAAGATCCTGTTGTTCCACCTAAAGTAACTTCATAATATCTTCCGTCATATTTAAGAATATCTCCTAAAACAGCCGTTGTTAGTGTTACCCAATCAGCATCTTTAGTTATTGGATATTCTGCTGTTATTGATGGAGCGTCTTGATATCCATATCCACCATCAATTAGAGACACTAGACCAACTGCATCACCTGATAATACACATTCTGCTGTTGCTGTAGTTCCAGCATATCTTAATTGAGTGCCACCGTTTGTAATAGTTCCTGTTGTGTGAATAGGACCTGAAGTACCTAATTTAGTACCTGACACAACATAGTAGAAATTAGTTTTTAATGTTGATGGATTTAAGTGACTAATATAACTTCCGAGAGCAACATCACCACCAGAAGACCAAGTGATAGAATTTGAAAATGGAGCACTAACTGTAATAGCTGGAATTCCAGTAAATCCTTTACCACCATTTGTAGTTGTAATAGAACTAATTAGGTACGGATTAAATTCTTTATTACCATCTCCTGAAACAACAGCCACTGTTGTTGCTGGATTATAATTTCCTCCTCCGTTCTCAATAGCAATACTACTAATAGCTCCTGAAGAATAGAATTGAGATTTTAATGAGTTTGAAACTGGCATGTATGTTGATGATAAGAATCTATTTCTTAAAGAAACAGGGATACCATACATGAATTTCCATTTATATCCATCAGGAGTTTCAAATACATCAGGTGTAGTACCTGATGGTTGATACGTTGATGGAGCATTATCGTTATTATCTATACACTTATAAACGTTATACTCGTTTGTAAGTACAAAAAAGTTTGCATCTTCTAAACGAATAGCACCAGAATAGGCTGGACCATATCCATATCCAGTTGTTGACTCATATGCATCATCATACATATCGTAAACAGTGTTTACTGTCCAGTCAATTCTTCGTGTAACATATGAAACGTCAGAAGGTTTAATTAACTTGGCAGTTAAAATATCTCGACGCACATGAAGTTCATACCGGAAGTTTTCTGACGGTTGACCTGGAGCATCAGTTACTGAGGATTGAATAAATGGACTTAAGAAATCTTGCCAGGTATTCTCTTTACCAAACCAATGATAGTACCGAGCTGTCTTAGAAGTTACTTCCTGATACACCGCATCAGCAATGGTCTTCTTAAACTTCTGTTTAAACAATGAATATGATGATGGCATTTTATTATCCTACAGTAACAACCCAAGATATAGCAATAGTTTCTGAACCTGATTTTGTAATAACAGGGAACGTAGTACGGCAAAGCATAGTACCATAAGTAATCTTATGATTTGCACCAATACCAGATATAATTGCAATCGTAGTTGGACTGCCAGCTGTAGCAAATGCATACGTTGTGGCTAGTTTAATATTATCAGCATCTACTCGAACAACATAGTATGTACCACCATCTGTTAAACCTGTAATGGCAGTACCACCTCCGTCTGTATATGTAATCTTATCACCAGTTGTAAGGCCGTGAGCAACGTATGTAATTTTATGTGCTCCATCATCCACCGCAGTATCACCGTCAAATACTAAAACTGAAGATGAAGACTTATTAAATACTCCAGCTTCAACGATAGAACCTGTACCGGTGCCAGCACCAAAAGTAGCTGTAAATGTAACATTAGAACCTGATGCAACCGCTGAAGTAGAAGTTACTCGAGCTAATTCATTAATAAGAGTTGTCTGTGATAAAGCACCAACTTGTGCATCATCACCGATGGCCATATAGTTCATTGGATCGTACGTTGATGAATCCACGATTCTAGATGCAATGAATTCTTTACCTGCAGTTACAACAAGATTTGGAACTTCAGTTGAATATATCAGTTCCTTATTTTTATTGAATTTTTGTATTAACAATTTACCTGTTAATTTGAAGCTATCTTTAAGCATTATTTACTCCTATGGTCCTGTAATAGTTGGTGAAGAGTCGGATACTGTCACCGTTGTTGTTAAGTTATTCCTACCATCACCGAAGAATGTATAGATTACTGGTGGGTTGTAGTATTCTTCTGGTATCATATAGTCTTCTGCATCATATGGTTCAATTCTAATTCTACCACCTAGGTCAGATGGATATACATAATCATTACCACTAATAGGTTTATTTATAGTAACGAATGAGGCCTTACCTCTCCATTCTCCTAATTCTAATGATGCTGTAACTCCTGGCTCATATGTATTTTGGATCTGATATTCACCAAAAAGTGCTGTACCAGCTGGATGGAGATAAGATTTAATAAGAGCTTTATATTTTTCAAGCTTCTCGTCAACTGTAATAAGATAAGAATACTTCTGCCATCTATAACTGTCTTGAATATAGATGTCATCATCAAGGAATCCATCATTTGAATTGTAGTGGCCTTGATATTTTGCCACAGCTCCTATGTCGAATCTAATTAATAGATAATTTGGATTATTACCTTGACCGCTTACAGATTGTTCAAAGAACTGTTGAAGCACCGTACCAACATATGACGGATCAGAATGGGCTATTTCAACATAGTTAGGATCCATCACGTATCCATAGTCATCGTATTTTTCTACAATAGAATCGTTAGGTAATGAATATTGTAGAGTAGAATTCTTAGTAATCTCCAATGAAGATACTGCAACTATAGGTTGATTTGATTGGAGTAGATAGAAACCAGAATCATATCCACATCCATATCTGATGGTTGCTATATTAACAATACCACCATTTTCATCTACTTTTGTTACTTTTAAAAGCTGAGTAATTGATACCCCATTTGAAACTGTAGTTCCAGTAATGAGATCACCTATCTTATATCCTGTACTTGGTTGAGTTACTGTATAAGATACTGTGGTAGGAATAATAGTTCCAGTTACTCCAGCATAATTAATTGTATTACCTACTTCAATATTACCGTAATAATTCTTATTAATGAACACTTCATAGATATTATTTCTAATATATTTAACTCGTTCAATAAAAACTTTAATTGATACATTAGTACCTTTAATTGATATGCGATTTCCAGTTAAAACTGATGGAGATCCAGCAGAAATATCAACAAATACAGACATCTCTTGTTGCCATTTTCCGTCTGAAGCTTTAAGTACTGAGTCCCATGGATATGATATATCAGCAACTTTATTATAGAGAAGTTTGAATAAGAACTTATAGGATGATTCAACACCTTTTGCTACAAATAACTGTTTAACTTTTCTTAATAATAACTTTTGATT